CTATTAGTATCTTTTTTCACCTTTCGCATTTCTATAGTTATCTTTGAATGTCTCATAGTCAGAATCCATATAAGCAGTTATAAGATTAATTGCTTCAACTGCTCCATAACAAAGTGATGTTGCATATCCTTGTTGTTCTAACTTAAATAGCCATTCCTGTTGCTCTTTACTTGCCTTTTTAGTGCTATCTTTTTTAAGTTCTATGTATAGGCCATGAAATCCCATTCGAGGTACTGGCATACACAAATCTGGCACACCTTTTCTTAATCCAATTCTTTTTAGCTTAGCCCCATTTTTTCTTTTACCTTCATTCGGTATATGATAAATCATTGCATATTCTGGTATATATGCGCTCATACTATTACAGTAATTTATAATTTGCATTTGTTCGGAATCTTCTGTTTTTTCTCTTAGATAATATGTTTTACTATATTTACTCAAATCAATTCCCCCTATCAATTCAATCTAATTAGTGTATATTTAAAAAATTTATATCCAGTAAACTCATTAAATCCTACATATGTACTATCTTTTTCTAAGTAATAATCTTTATATTCTTTTGATTTTGTTACTTCTTCTTTAAAGAATTGACTTCTTGTTATTACTTTTACTTTTACAACTGGCTTGTCTAAATTTTTACTACTGTTCCATGCAGCACCATTAAGTTGTTTAGCTTCTTCTTTATTTGTTTTCGTATATTTTAATAAATAAGCTGCTAAATCTTTATATTGTCCACTTTTATCCAGTAAGCTAATCTTGATAAATCCTTTATTCCAGCACTTTTGGAATATAGAAGTATCTATAGCATTAACTACAAAATGAAAATGTAATGCTTTTCTTTTTCCTACTTCTGCTACTGCTATATATTTAAGTTCTTTTCCTTGTTTTTTATATTCAGTTCTTACTTTTCTTAGCAACTTCTTTTTATCGTCTTTTAACTCTTCTATGCTATTTGGTCTAAGATCTTCTTTATAAGAAAAAACTATATGATAATCTCCACCTTGAAAGTTACAATTTAATAGTCTAGTAAGTTTTAATTCTTTTTGTCTATAATTCACTTTTTCTTGTTGTTCAGTAGTTTTATTTTCTTTTGGTCCTCTAATATCACTTTTCTTAAACTTAGTATGTTTACCTTTAGGGAAGTGTTTTCTGTCATACTGTTTTATAACTTCTACTACTTTCCCTGATATTATTGTCTTTTGTATATATGACATTTTTACTTCCCCCAAATCATAAATAATATAAATTAAAATTATTTATTATATGTTCTAAAGTTAATAGTATTATCAAGTCGGTAAACACCGCATTTAGTGTACTCTCGACTTGATTTTACTTTAACTTTTCTAGCTATTTTTCAAACTCTAATTTCAAGTTTTTATCTTGATTTTTATCTTTTATTTTGATTTCTACTTTGTTGCCTTCTGTTTCTATAACCATTGTTTCCTCATCTTTGAAATAAACTACCATTTTTTATCTTTCCCCCTTTTCTTCACTACTCAGAATTTATTTTAGAGTATAAAAATTACTCACCGTATCGTGCTTTCTGATAATCTTTTTCTGTCATAAATACTTGAATGTTATCGTAAAGTTGTATATTGAAAGGTTTTTTAGCTCCTACTTTTATGAAAACATCAGGTAGTCCATCATCTCTTTTTCTGTTACCTGCTTTAATTCTTCCAGTAAACGTTTTTATTATATCTTCATCTGAAAACATTTTAACTGTCACTGGTGTACCTACTGGTAATGTTCTTACTACATCATGCCATATTCTGATTAGTCCGTTATTTTCTGTCTTTGGTGCTTTCTTTGTTGCTATTTGTGTCTTTTGATTAGCTTCTTGATTAGTCTTTTGATTAGCTTCTATTTTTTTTGGTTGTCTTGTTTTTAAGGCTTCTACTAATTCCGCCTTATTCATTTTGCTTCTTCCTTTTATATTTAGTTCTTTTGCTGCTTGTCTTAACTCTTTTACTGTCAAATCTTCTAGGCATTTCATAATTTTTTCCCCCTTAAATTTAACTTAAAATTCTCCTCCAGCTGCAACCCATTTATCGTAGGAAATCCTATCTATTCTATATTCTCTTCCTACTTTCGCAACATAAAAAGAATTATTTTTCTTTCCATACTGAATTAAACTTCTAACATATGCTTCACTACAATTCAAATACTTAGAAAACTCTTTTACTGTCATATAATCTCTAGCTTTAAATTCATCATTTGTTCTAAATTTTTGAATTATTTCATCTAAATCAATTCTTTCTAAAATAGAATTAATTAGATCAGCTTGAGCTATATTCCTTATTATAAATTTTTCTGTTTCTGTTGCCATTTCTATTTCCCCTTTTAAGTTTTTTTTAATTAGGCGAGTTTACCTCGCCATTTTTCATTGTTTTTCTTTTTCTTTCTCTTTTTGTTTTTCTAATTCTTGTTTTGCGTACAATGCTTGTGCAACCATCCATATGCCTCTCACATCTGTGTCATTTAAATTGTTTATTATAGATGCAATTTCATTCGCTAAAGCCTTTTTTCTTTCTATTTCATTCATTTTCTGCCCTCCTTTTATAGCAACGATTGTTAATATACTTATATATTATAGCAAAGATTAATATAAGTCAACGTGTTTTTGCTATTTTTCTTGTTTTTTTTAGCAGTCATTGTTATAATTTGTATATAATAACTTTGGAGGTTGAAAAATGAATAAAAGAATAAAAGAATTAAGAAAATATTTGCAGTATAATCAAAAGCAGTTTGCAGATGCACTGGGAATTGCCCAGACTTCTGTCAGCTTCCTGGAACGAGAAGGTTCCAATGTAACTGAGCAAAATATAAAAACTATTTGTACTGTCTTTAATGTCCGCGAAGAATGGTTAAGAGAAGGGTTAGGAGATATGTTTAAATCTCTATCCCCTGATGAAGAACTAATAAAATATGTTTCTGAATTAGTACAAGATGGAGATCAACTTAAAAAGGATTTAATTCTTACTATTTTGAAATTGGATTCTGAAGATTGGAAGGTTATAAAAAAAATAATAACTAGTTTAAGCGCAAGTATTTAAGCTCAAATAAAAAAAGATAAGCATTTGCTTATCTTTTTAATACTTATAACTATTTATTATAACTAGATACAAATATTTTTATTAATTTTAAATATTTTATATCGTGTATATCTTCTATTTTTTTTACTATTTCTTTTTTTATTTCTTCCTCTTGTAATTTCTTATTCTCCATAAATTTACTCCCCTTTTTCAGAATTTATAGAACATACATTCGATTAAGATAATTATAGAAGAAAGATATATTTTATTCAATATATTTTTAAGTTTATTTTTTGAAATTTTATATATAATAAATAACAAAATTTTTTTCATTTTAAAATTGATTTAAAAATGACATTAGGAGGTTCTTATGCAAAATAATATAATAAGTGTATTAACTAGAAAACGCCGTAATATGTATGAAGTTTGTGTTAGATATATTGGGGAAGATGGAAAAGAACATCAAAAGATATATGAAAAATTTAATAAAAAAAGGGAAGCAGAAAAATATGTTGTTGAATTAAAGAGCGCTATAAACAACGATAGATTTAAGCTTCCTAAAAATTTTACATTTGTAGATAGATGTATTAAATATTATGACGATAAATCACATGAATATAGTCCCAAAACTTTAAATAATGCTTATGCCATAATAAATAAGCACATTAAATCTTTTTTTTCAAATGTAAAATTAACTGATATTACAATTAGTATGTATCAAGATTTCATGAATTATGTAGGTCGTTTAGATCTTAGTGATGCAACTAAGAAAAAAATATATCAAATAAGTAATGCTGTTTTAAGAGAGTGTTATAGGTTACAGGAAATTAACACAAACATTCCAGAGTTTGTAACTAAACCTAAAACACTTTCTACACCAGATACTGATATATATACTCTTGATGAAATACGTACTATACTTGATAATTGCCAAAATACAAAATTTTTAGATATTCCCATTAATCTATTCCTTTTTGCTGGCATGCGCTTCGGAGAAATTGCTGGGTTATGTTGGGAGGACATAGATTTTCAAAATAATACTCTGCATATAAATAAAAATTTAATCTATGATGGACAATATTATATGAGACGACCTAAGACTGAAAATGGAATAAGAGATGTAATTGTTCCAGATGCTATTATCCATATGCTAAAGTCAGAAAAAATAAGACAAAATAAATTAGTGTTACAAGGATTATATAAAAAAAATGAATTTGATGTAGTTTGTTTAAATAGTGAGTTGAAATATTTAAGTTTAACAGGGTTTATACAAAGTTATAAAAGGTTTTTAAAAAAAATTAATATAAGATATATCCGTCCTCATAAGCTTCGTCATGCTCATGCTACATTATTATTAATGTCTGGTGTAGATATGAAAACAGTAAGTGAAAGATTAGGCCATAGCAAAATTGAAATTACTATGGATACCTATGCTCATGTATTAAAAGAATCTGATAAAAAAGCATCTGATAATATAGAAAAATTGTTACTATAATTATATTTTTGTTGGTCACTTTTTGGTCACTTGTAATAGGATTTGGTCACTTTTTGGTCACCAATCCCATTTTATACCATTTAATTTTTTAGCTATTTTTAAACGTTTATTGCATTTAATATAGCTTTATTAAACATTATTTATTTATCCCCCTAATAAGTATATATTTTAAGGCATCTACAATTTTTTCCCCCTTGTAGATGCCTCTTTTTTTCTGTGATTCCAATAGTTTTAGACTTTTTAGAATTTAATTCCAATCATTCTAAAAATATGTCTTGGTCACTTTTTGGTCACCAAAATATTTTTTTTAATTTAAATTCTTTTAAATCTAATAGCTAAAATGTTAATATTCTTATATAATATAAATAGATGTTAATTAATGGTTGTTGGCCTTTTTATTTCATCTGGAGCATCTACTGTTGCAGCAGTAGGTGCTTCTTTCATTTTAAAACATTGTATTTCTTTAACTCCTAATGAATTAATTATTTTTGCATGCCCAAATCCTCTTAAATTAATTAATTCATTATAATCCCCTGATATTATTTTAGATGCTTCTTTTGTATTTACCTTTAAACCTATTTTTGTATTTATATTTGATTTTAGTTGCCCTGGTAGTACTTCTGCATATGGTGTCTGAGTTGTAATAATTATAAATATTTTTGCTGCTCTTCCTTTTGCTAATATCTCACTCAATAGTTTATAAAATACTTTATCTTCTTTAGGATTAAATGATGCTAATTCTTCAATTATTATAAATATAGGCTTAAATTGTTTATCTACTCTTCTTAAAATTTTATATCTCCTATTCATTTCTTTTACTAGATCTTCTAGTACTTCTTCTATATTTTCTTTTTCTTCACCATAATATTTAACATTTTTTCTGCTTTTATATTTATATAGGTCTACCATCTTAGTATCTTGCAAATATAGCTCTACATTTTTTCTATTAAGTAAATTATTTACAACTACATCTAAGCAAACGGATTTTCCTGAGCCAGTAGCTCCTGCTATAAGTAAATGGCATTCATTTGCTGAATTATAATCCCAATAAACTATATTATGTCTGTCTAAATCTATACCTATTGGAACTCCTTTTTTATCATTAAAATTATAATCCTCATAATAATAACTTTCACTTTGCTCATTTATACTAATTACTACTAATGTATTTTCATATTCTATTTTTAAACTATTTTCTTTTACTTTTAAGAAGGTTGCTATCTCTAATTTGTGCTTTTTAAAATTACTAATACTTAAACCTATTGGAATAGTAAAAAAGAACATTTTATTATTTTTTTGATGATGTAACCATGGATATTCTCCACTTCTATTACATAGATTTAGTTCAAAAAATAATTTATCCCAATTATATTTTTTATTTAATACCATATTCTCTATTGCTTTAGCAGCATTAAATATACTATCTATTAATAAATTAATCATATAAGTCACCTACCTTTTCTATTTTACAATTATCATAAATAACTTTTATGTTTTTTAGTTTTTTGTTTAACCCTTGGTTATTAATTACATATAACGTAGGCATAACAGGCCAATCTGTATTTTCTATTATTATATCTTTAATTTCTTTATATTTTGTTAAACAATCATTTGGACTTATTTGTACTTCTAATAATATTCGTTTTATCTTATTATCTTTTTTTATTTTTATATATGCATCTGGAATAATATTACCTATTTGTGGGCTTTTTTTAAATTCTAATATTTCATAATTATTCTTTATAATTTTTACTAAAAAGTCTGTTATATAAAGGTCATGTGTTATTAATTTCTTTTTAGGTCGCTTATCTAGAAAATATACATACATATTTTTAGTTCCTTCTATATTAAGCATTTCTCTATTTATATATCCTTCATCACTTAATTTTTTAAGTCTTCTTAGCGGTATATTTTCATGTACATTTGGAAATAATAATTCCTGTACTTGTTTTCTAGTACATATTCTGCACATAGTTAAAAATTCTAGCACTTTTAGATCTCGTTCTTGCATATTATTTTCCCCCTTTTATTCCTTATATTTTATATATATGCAAGACGGTTCACATATTTGACTACTTTTAAAAAAACATTTGATAAATTGTATGATTATATATTTGAAGCGATTTTTTTACGGTTCACACTATTTTTTATTGATATTACTAGAGTTAGGCTTGTACAATCGACTGGTTTAAATAAATAAAAAGCAGCGCCAATGTCTTTTTATTTATTGGCCCCGCCGCACAGACTCCCCCATCTTTTATTTTTAGTTATTTTTCTGCATTGAAATTTTATATTAAAAATAACTAAAGTATCAGGAGTATATTGATATTTAATTTTTATTTATACTTATATTATTTCCTGTTTTAAAATTTTTATACACTTTTTATAATTTTTTAATATAAATTTATTTTATATATCTATTCTTATACTTACTTTTAGATTTTATCAATCATATATCATTTTATATTTTAAATTTATTTTAGGATAAACTTTCTTAATCTAATTTAATTTTATTTTATAATATGTATGGACAAGCTATTTATATAAAAAAGCTAGAGATATTATTCTCTAGCTTTTTTTATCTTCTTCTGATATATACTCCATTATATCCCCTGGTTGGCAATTAAGTTCCCTACATATAGATTCTATTACTTTTAAAGATACGTATTCATTTTTTGATATCTTAGCCATAGTTGAAGACGAAATGTTTGTTCTTTTTCTTAATTCCTCTTTATTTATTCCTTTCCTATTTAATAAATCTAATAACTTATAAAATTTAATTCCCATGACATCCTCCTAAAACATTTTATATTTATAATATAACATAAATCTTTGAAAAACTAAAGAAATATATTGACAATACGAATATGCAAAATTATAATAATATCAAATATATATTCGATAAGTCGAAGATATTTTTATAAACACAAATATAATAAAGAGGGGATAAAAATGAACGTAGTAGAAAATATAGTGAATTATAATGAAAGATTTATAACAAAAGCGGTAAGAGAAATATCAGATCAATTTGGTTTTAATGTAATTCAACAAAGAGCATTAAGTAACCTTTTATATAAATGTACTCAAAATGTAGAAATAACATTGCTAAAGGAAGAAGAAGGCGACTTCTTAACTTATATAGATATCTATGCTAATTCTATGAGACTAGAAGGTCTATCAGAAGAAACTATAAAAAATGGGTATATAACTTTAATTGTGGAAAATAAAAGAGAGTGAATTAAAATTTATCACTCTCTAATACCTCTAGTAGTTGTGGAATATCTACTCCAAACCCTTCTGTTAATTTTGTACTTCCTACGAAATCATTCCAATTAAATGCCGTAGTAAATGTATATGTTTTGTTACTTGTATTTGCTCTTGTATATTTAGGTTTTCTAGTAGCACTTGTACCAAATAGCACCTTTGCTCTAAGTATCTCAAAAGAGTAACCTCTACCAGCTTTCTCGATGTTCTTAATCAAGTTATTTAAACTCTCTGTATAAGCATTTGTGATTCTACATGTAAAGTAGTTAAATATCTCATACTGCCAGTTATCAACTGTTTTGATTACATCTTGATAGTATTTCATATCTTTTGGAACTACCTTCTTCCAGTCCTCATAAGCCTTTAAAGCATCTTCTCGATTATCATGTTTATAGATATCCCTAAATTGTTCTTTTAACTCATAGGCTAACTTTAACTGTGGAAAATCTAGAAACATTAGCTGCATATCCCAAATCTGTTTAGGTTCTAAATCTTCCTTATTCCTTAATAGCAAGAATCTATCTTTTAACAATTTAGACCTTTGCTTTCTATCTAGAGAGCCTTTAAATGACTTTCTTTCACCTTCTAATGCATTGTTGACTAATTGTATTACATGGAATCTATCAACGATTACCTGAGCTTTTGGCAACTCCTCATAGACTGCCTCTTTGTAGTATCTCCACATATCTATGGTTACTACTTCTATGTTCTCCTTGTTAGGCAATTTGCTTAAAAAATCCTTTACATCGGATTTTTTACGGCTTGGCTGGATATCCAATACCTTACGTCCAATTATATCGGTGTAAACAGCTCTCATTGACTTATTTAGGTGTGCCTCATCTATTCCTAATATAACTGGAGTAAGGAAAGTCATATCCTTTTCTAGCCTTTCTATGTAAGTATTAAATATTCGCTTGACTGTAGTAGGAGAAACACTATATTCCTCTGCTATATTAGCGAATGGCTTTTTAAGAGATTCTTTTTCTATTTGCTCTCTTAAACGTATAGTGATTTTATCTCTATCGTCGATACTTTTGTAATGCTGACTAAATGTAGTACCGCAGTATCTGCATTTATATCTATGTGTATGTATTTCAATCCCTACACGTTTCCCAAAGCTGTTTAAATCCCTTACAAACCTTTTAGATTTGCCATGCTTATAATATTCAACCCCACCACACTCTGGGCAAGCTACAGGCTCTTTAACTGGTCTTACTATTACCGTCATATCGTGGTCATCTTGTATTGTGTCTATAACTTCAAACTCTGGTAAATTTAGTATATTCATTTTATGATATCTCCTTAAGCTACTAACTCAAATCTATATTCTAGTTTTATTCCTTATAATTTTTAGGGTATCTATAAAATACCATCTTGGTTATAGCGTGGAAGGTACAAGGCGCTCCCTTATCAACTGTTATAATATTCAATAATGGCACTTCTTTTTTATGATAATTTACTGGGTATAAATGTATATCATTATTTATTTCCATAAGAACAGATGTGTTAAATTCTACATATTTTATATTATCATTATAATAAAAACTAGGATTTAAAATATCTCCCTTTTTAAATACTTTATATTTCATAATAACCTCCTAAATAATATGTTTTACTAAATTATATCACAGTTCTAGTTGCAATTTCCACAGTTAAAGTTATTTTGAATAATAAATTTTATATTCACTTGTCAAAGTACGTTTTCTTATTAATCCACAGTTATAGTTTCATACCCATTTTTTATATGATGAAGGTTATTTAGATATAAATCCTTCTCGTAAGATTAAAAAGGTAAAAGAAGAAAAGAGATTAAGAAAATCTTTAAATGATGTAAATTTAGAACAGGTAAGACTTGCTTGTGATAATAAAAGAGATAGAGCCCTAATAGAGTTTACTTATTCTACTGGACTAAGAGTTTCAGAATTGGTTAAATTAGATATAAATGACTTAGACTTTACATCTAATAAATTATCTGTTGTCGGCAAAGGTAATAAAGAAAGAAATGTTATGTTCTCTGATATTGCTAAATTCTATTTAGAACAATATTTAAATGAGAGAAAAGATTATAATACTGCTCTGTTTGTAGGAATTAAGAAACCTTATAATAGAATGTCTAAACGAGCAATTGAAAAAAGATTTGAGAAAATAAAAGAAAAATTAAACGTAAAGAAATTGTATCCTCATCTTCTAAGACATACTTTTGCAACAAAACTTGCTTCTACTGCAGATATTACAGTCGTTCAAAAATTGCTTGGCCATACAAATATTAATACAACTATGTTATATGCAGAAGTGAATGAGGATAAAATCAGTTATCAGTACAAAGCTAGTAAATTATAATAGGCTAAGGTTAAAACCTTAGCCTACTAATAATAATGGTACTATAGCTGTTGCTAATAATGCTCCTAATATAAAATATCCTAATCTAAGTAACATACGTATACCTCCTTTTTTAGAAGTATAAACTTATATTAGTATATTTATACATATCGGCTCATTATTTCTTGAATGTTTCTACATATTTAGGAGATGCTGTAATATATACCCCTGATTTAAGTTTATACATATTTGTGTCATTTCTCTTTATAGTTTCTATTACAGTATAAACTCCGCCAGCAGTTACAATGCCTATTGTACTCTCTTTTGTAAAGTCTGGTCGATTATGCATATTTATATCTTCTTTTATCTTAACATATAGTGTTTTATTTTCTTCTTTAATATTTGGCAAAATATATTTTATACCAAAATACTCACAAATTGCTTTACAAACTGCTTCTGCACATTTCTCTTGATGTGATGGATTTAACATAAGTTTTGCTTCTTTTTCATAATCCATAAATCCATATTCAATTAATATGGCAGGCATATTTGTTTGTCTTAAAATCGCTAGTGTAAATCCACTCATATCTACATCGCGCATCAAGCCGTAATTATACTCATAATCTATATCTGCTGTTAAATGTTTTACTGCTAATTTTCCCAATGTTATAGATTTTGAAGAACAATTTTTAGTACGTAAAACAAGTAATCCTTTAACTTTTGTTTGCCAAACAGTTGCTGTTCCAGCTGCATTATAGTGGTTAGAAATTAATATATCTGCACCTGCTTTATTTGCTCTATATGATCTAGTTGCTAGAGGTACATCTGTTTTTCCTGTCATATCAGCAGTATACATATAGCCAATATTACATCTAGTAAGTGCTTTTGCTAAATACTCAGATATAGCTCTATTCCATTCATTTTCTTTAATTATTTCACCTTTTTTTCTAACTAAGACTCCATTAACATACAGATCTGAAGACAATTTTACAGAACGCTTACCTGGTGTACACATTCCATGTCCTGCATCGATTGCTACTAAATATTTACTCATTTTTTTCACCCCTTATTAAATTTTTAAAAGTTTGATGTAATCCAGTTGATGCAAGTCCTGATAACATACCACCTAAAATTATTTCTGGATTTATACCTCCTGCTATCCAAACATTTAAAATACATCCAAGTATTGCCATTATGCATGGTATATATTTATTATCTATTTTTGTAAAACTAACTTTTATTACGTACCCAACGCATAAGCAAATACCTACAACTAACAACACTATATAATTACCTAATACATTTAAATCTAACATTTAATTTCCCCCTATATTATCTATTCTATGATGTGCAGATTTTGTTGATTGTTCTACTGCTACCATTCGCTCAACTAGATTATTGTGTTTATCTACTCTATTACTTAAAGTAGATATATCTTTTTTTAAATCTTTTATTTGCTCCTGCATTACCGCAGTAGTTTTACTATTAGCAAAATAAGAGCCTACTAATGTTCCAATAAATGCAATCGTTGCAACTATTACTTCTGTATCCATGTTTTTCTCCTTTCTTGCAATAAAAAAGGGCTGTACCTCTACAGTCCTAAAATAATGCTTTTTTTAAGTTTTACTATATATTAAATACTTACACAAATATAATAATTTTACATTGTTATCACCTCCTTAAAATAATAATCTATTTTAATATTCATGTTTTACTCTGTCTTTTAGTTCTGCCTTCTTTCCGTTGTTCCATCTGTTAGTTGTTCCTACTAGATATCCTGTAATTCGTCTAACTCTTTCAAATTCGACTGGTGCTAATTTATATTCTAGATCAACGTATCCTAATTTATCTAATGTTATATTAAGATATTCTATCTCTCTATTTGGATTATTTTTTCTTACATGTTTTATATAAGCCTCTATTTCTTCTTGTTCTATTGTAATTCCCTCTGGAGTTTTTATGTTAATTTTCATGTTAAATTCTCCTTTCTATAATAAAAGGACTGTATTTCTACAGTCCTTTTTATTGCGCAATCTTTTTAAATTGCGAACTTATTTTAAAAACTTATATCATATTTATTAATTTATCTAATGTTATAAATTCTATATCCGTACCTTTAGCATAATCTAAAAAATCTTTTAAAATTTGTTGATAACTAATTTCATTATAAAGAGATATATCATGCCAAAATACTATTAATAATTGTTTATTACTAATAGCTAAATTTACTGCCTCTTTTAAATTATCTAACCCAAAACTAACAAGGCTAGTTCTTGTTAAATGATATAGGTTACTTCTTGCTCCATTTAACTGTTTAGGGTAATATTTGTTATCATTACCCCCACAGCAAACACCTGTGATAGTTCCCGCAATAGCCTTTACACTTTCATTACAAGCATGATTTGGAAAACAACAACCAACAGGTTTTATTCCAAAAGAATTAAAAAACTCTTTTTCTGATTTGAAAAAATTTATTAATTGTTCTTTTGTATATTCTGTATACAGTTTACCACCATGATGACAAACTGAACATTTTCCATTATCAACTAAATTTTTTATTTGAGTTTTATATGTGTTTGAATTAACATCATTAAATATAGGGGATTCTTGCATTAAAGCTAAAGTGAATGGCACATTTTTATCTTCCAATATTGGTAAAGTAGTATCTATTAATCTAAGATTGCCATCATCAGCTATTAAACAAATATATCCCTTTTGTAATACCCCCAAAGGTTTATAAGCAAGAGTTGACATTAATGTTTCTATTAAAACATTCGTTGCATCAACTTCATCTATTTTTAAATTATCAATTTTGATTTTTTTATTTGTTCCTTCTATATACTCAGTTCCTTCATAAACTTTAATTGAATCCATAATTTCTTCTTTTGTTAAAGTATCATCTGTTTTATAATAAACTACTAATAAATAATTATCATTACCTGTTGATGTAAAAGTGTATTTAGTTTTATTTACTATATTTGCTTGTGAGTTAATAGCAACGTTTACATCAGGCTCATCAGTTGTTGTAGCATACCAAAATCTATTACTTAAAACTTTTTCTAGTGTATAAACTGTATTAGGTTTAATAGGCAATACAAAAGATGTTAGTGTAGATGCACTAGTTATATTGGTTAAATTAGAACTTATAGTGAGGTTTTTATCATTAGAATTATTTTTGTCATATAAATTAACTGTTCCACCCTCACCTTCAACTATTCTAGCAAAAGTTGTATCTTCTGGAGTTATACTTACATTTTTCATTCTTACATCATTTTTATCTGCTTTCTCTTTCGCAATATCTTTAAATCGTGCATCTATCTGATTCTTTGAATAAGTTTCAATTTTTTTGTAATAATTTGATAAATCTATTGTCACTTCTCCACTCCCACCTCCTGTATTTCCGCCTGAACTTCCTGTATTTTCTCCTATACTTTCACGCACATCTGCTAATAGTAAGAATGTACTAACTTTCACATCATCCTTTTCTATAGTGAATAACATTTTTAGCGTTCCTGCTACCTTTGTTATAGAACTATCCATAACTGCATCGAAGGAATTATCATGTATATTTTCTATTACACCATCGTTTATTATTTCTCCATCTGCTCTTTTGTATTTTGCAGTAACAGAGCAACCAGCCAAATTAACTGGTTGCCCATCTTCATACACATTTATTTTAATTTTATTGCCCCTGTCTCCCTGCACTAATTTTATATTTTGAAATTTCTCTTGCTTCAAATCGCTATCTATATCAAAATCTCTCATGTTGCTGTTGCCACCTCCTAGCTATTTAATATATTCCAATAAGTTGAACTACGAATATTTGCATCATCATTATAGAATTTAAGCAAATTTATAAGTACGCCACCGTTACTGATATAATTCTTAAATGCAGTCTTATATTTAGTCAAACGCCCACCATTATATGCAATTCTCCAGGTGTCTGTAAAACTATAGTTTTGTATAGAACTTGTCCCCCATTCTAAAATATATACTTCAAATCGGGCAGGATTAGCATAATTGCTATAGCAAGCGTTGCTAGTACTTCCCGCAACTATGTCAAAGTCAAACATAGCGATTCCACTATCCGTTACAGTAAATATACCATCTAATGTAACTTTTGTTCCGTTTGCATTAGTCCAAGTTTGCCCCTTTAGACCTGGTATGTATATTTTTGTTCCATACGGGATATTTTGTGCTGCAACTGTTTTACCCATGTGTGTTCCGAGTCCACTTCGTCCAGAACTATTACTTTCTGTAGCTGCATAACAAGTACATCTTGCACCATGTAATCTATATACATAGTTGCGACCATCTATTGTCCCTTTTTCATTAAAACAATTTTTGTATTCTTCTTTCACAGTTGTTCCTCCAGTAGAACTTGCGCTATCCGCTTTGTCTAACTCAGGCAATCTTATAAAGAAGGCTTGTTTACTAAGATTGTACTTGCTATAAATGATGCCTTTCTTATATCCACTCGCCTCGGCAATATATCCATTGCCCATGTATATAGCAGTATGATGAGTTTTAACTGTAGCCATATTAGATGTTGTTACTGTATATCCGTTATTCGCAAACATGATTATATCTCCTGCCTTAGCTCTTGTAAACCCACTATCTGCGTATCTCCAGAATGTTGCACCATGTTGTTTTGCCGTAGCCTGTAAAGTTCCCATACTACAAGTTAATCCTTTCATATAGCTCATTCCAGCTTTTTCGTAACAACATCCCACAAGAGAACTACAGTCAAAACCGTATGTTACCCCTATCTGTACCCAGCTTGGTTGACTGTAAGTTGTACCACCTACTGTTTCACTTCTGCCCTTTATTGTAACCATATTATTAAGTGAAATTGTTCTCCAATATTGGGAGTACCACGCAGTATGAGCTGTACCCATATTTACTATTTTCATAGCTGTGTCGCATATCGTCTTACGCAAATCTGACACAACCGTATTAGTTCCTCCTGATGTTCCCCCACTAGAACTTCCTCCACTACTTGTAACCTTAGTGCTTGGACGAACCGCCAATACAATAGTACTAGGTTGTTGGTTTTTAACAAGGTCTTTTTTTAGTCCTACATACCAGCCATCTGAGTGTTTCTCTCCAGGATTACTCATCGCCGTAATTATTTGTGCATTTCCGCTACTATCTTGTCCTATGCAAATTGCTCCTGTGCTTATATATTTCCATCTAGTTGGATAGACATATGCTCCACTACTTGTTTTTCTTGCATAAAATAATAAATCACCCTTTTGTAAATTACTATAATCGCTCTTTACTTCAAAGGTTTGTCCCTTATTGTAAAAGTATTGTGCTATTTCTGCACAAGTTCTCGCAAGATTTGAACCATTTGTAGGAACTATTGCTCCTGTATATGCACTATTTTTAGCCATTATGTTATTTCTATAATTGTTAAAGTTTACTAAACTTGAATAAGGAGAATCTGTATAAGAATATCCCATAAGACAAAGTAACATTAAAGTAGATTCATCTATCATTTTCCAATAGTTCCCCGATGTAGATTTCTCCCATATACTATTTGTAGCCCCTTGCGTACCACTTGCACTAGTGTTACATGGTGTAGAATCTCCGTAAGTGAACCCGTTATCCCAACTTTTCGCTGATGTGTAATTATTTCTCGCAGTGTAGTAAGACTCTGCAAAAGATGCCACTTTTGCTCCATCATATAGCTCATTTGTTACTGTAGCTGTTCCAGTAGTTACTTTTACATAGGTTGTATTCCCTGAAATCCATCCGTATTCTCCGTTATAACTTATTTTATGCCATCCAGATGCACTATCGGTTTCTATAATATCTGCTATAAAACCTTTAGATACAACTCCTATCGAATTATAACTTGTGCCTGGTCCACTTCTCACATTAAGATTATCTGCTAAAACTTCTACTTTGCTTACAGTAGTTGTTCCATTTGGATCCCCAGATATAATTTCTACATATTCACTTTTATTTGTTATATATGCATAGCCACCTTCAAATTTTATTTTATACCAACCTGTAGCTGCATCCACTCCTACAATTTCTACTGTATTCCCATTTACAAGTAATCCAGCATATTCTCCGTCTGTTCCTGGAGTTTTACGCACATTAAGAGCATTAGCTAATATTCTACCTATTGCTTTTACATCTGTTCCAATGTCTCCGCTTTCTTCTCCTTTAGATGTTCCTACAATTACTAATTTTATATTATCTACGAGCAAATAGTTTTCAACTTCGTCTGATAGAAATTCCACAGAATACACTCCATAAGTTGCAATCTTATCCGCAAGGTCTTTCGGTAATTTTCTATCTTCTGTAGCATTGTAATCTATAATTTGTGCTCCACTTCCATCTCCAGTTAGTGGACTTGTTAACGGATCTAGTTTGTAATATGCTGTATATTCTCCATTTCCAAGTTGGAATCTAACTCTTGGTATTGGAGCAGTAGTATTATTATCAGCTCTCGTCATTCTTAAGTACATATTATAACTGCCCAAAGTCTTTAGATATTCCTCCATGGTATCATCTGTATCACTTATAAATACTGCGTACCCGTGCATATATTTATAATCTTCTTTAAATTTTCCTTGTCCTACAAGATTAAGCATACTTGTTTCTGCGTTTATTCCTTCGCCCTCGTAGTTTGTATATTGTTGGCTAACTCCAAATATTGCTAAAGTATTTGTATTATCATCGTTGCTAAAGGTATCTTCGAATTGAGAATCTTTCTTAACAAACGTTTCAAAGGAGTTAAGAACAACAGATGAACCATATACTTCACATGGCTCATTCTCTGCATAAGAGGGCACTTGAGGTGATGAACTAAAAATACTTCCACTCGCAAGCGTAGCAAGTTTGTTTACATTGCCTTGACAATTAGCTAGAAGTATTTTTGAAGAATTATATCCGTCAGCTATTTTATCCATATTACTTACATCGCAGTTTGTAACCTCTAATAGATTACTATCTGCACATCTAAAACCTACAGAATCAAGCGAATTTCCTCTTATACGAAGTCCATCAAATCTAGCATGGCTGTTATGGCTAAGTTTAAAACCTGCTACATCTTTAATTTCCACACATCCTAATGTATTTAATTTACCGGATTTATTGTAAGAATCTAGTGTGTCCGTTCCGTTGTATTCTGAAGAAGTTATATAAATTCTACATCTAGTATCCTCTATAACACTGCCTTCTTTTACTTGCAATAAAGCATCTTTACCTAAATTTATTTGAAGTAATGTCCCGTAGAAATCTTGCAATACGATTTTCTCTCTAACTCTTACTCCTTCTTCTAAGTTAATATATATTGCATTAAAAAACATACATCCATCTTCTTTTAAATTTCTTAAAACAGTTTGAAGGCTGTCTGCTTTATTTGCTTCATCTCTTCCTGAACCGTCTCCTGTAGCAATTTTCCCAACATAATAATCTTTAGTCCATCCTTGTTGTCTATCTATTATTTGTGCACTCGGATAGTGGTTAAATCTCCCATCTACAGTCATATTAGCAAAATGCGCTCCACTAGCACCTATATCCGCCAGTTCATTCCCGTCTTTGTCTAATATTCTAAAACCTTCCTCGTCCATTACTGTCCTACCTACAAGGGATTCATTTTGGCTCTTATGGAAAATCTGAATGCCTTCCTCATCTAGCTGTATTGCCCCTTCATTTATACGCACTTTACCATCGCTTGATACAGAGAATGTAATATCTCCGTTTCCGTCTGGAACAGTTATATTTCTAGCATCTATATATTGGCCTTTTAGCATACCTGCTAATATCATGTTTGCATTTACTTTTCCATCTGCAGTTAATGCAATATCATACGGTCCTTGGTAACCATTAGCACTATGGGCCAATCCGTTTTTATTAAATCTCCATACATGTATAGCTTCTTCTATGGTAGGACTATCGCAGACTATTAATTCTTCTTTGTTATAGAACACATAACTATCTTTTATACCTGCATTTATAAAACTTTGTATCCATTTTTCAATTGAATTATCATTTTTTTCTATTTCCTTTGAAATATCAATCATCACATCATTTATAGATTTTCTGCCTATATCCTTATTTGATAATTTTATTTCTTCTACTTTCTGTGTTAAAACATTATAATTTCTTTCTATTGCCCTTACAACTACATTTATATTCAATTTGCTTTCAAAAACTGAAACTTTATCTCCTATATAAACTCTTTCAGCTTTTATGTAGTTTTTATATTCTTCGGTTTGACTTAAATCCACAAAATCTATAGTGTAATCAGCACTTATAATATCTACTTTATTTTCTGTATATTCTAATTGCGCTAACCTTTTTAGTTCCGCTTGAGCTTCTTCCAATGTACTAAATCCTTCTGTTTCATCATCTGCAGACTTTACTTTTACATCATTGTAAGTAAATTCTTTAGTATAAGCTCTAGCATAATTATTTATTATGGGGCTATCTATAAAACCATCAATGGTTATTCCATTATTGCCTTTTGGTTTAATTCTAGTTGTAATACTATCTACATTTGTATTAGCTTCAAATCCTTTTAAATTTTTGCATGACTTTATTTGTACCCCTCTATCTTTTCCTACTTTATCAAGTATTTTTAAAAGATATCCTCTTCTTTGTATTTCTCCACCCCAGCGATTGAGGAATGATTGATCACAATCATGTATCGCTTTATACATATTTATATTTTCATAATAAGCGGTGTTTGATGTAGATATATTAGAATACACTTCTAATTCTTTGACTCCTACTGCCCCATCTAATATCCAGTTTATTGCTGCTGTTCCATTTAATCCAGTGGGCCTTACATCATTAAGCCATAAATGTATAGTTTCATATATAGTAACTTGTACAGCATATATGATTACTCTAGTTCGTGTTTTTCTTGGTTTTATAATCCTGAAATATTCATCACCATAATCAACCTTTACCTTCAATATTGCTTCTTCTTGTAGATATTCCCATAATCCTTTGTCGTCAATTATAAATTCTGCATCTAATTCATATGTCCCCTCTAAATTTTCTGTAACCTTGCAACTTGTACAAATATTATCAAGTATTGCATCCCCATTACTTAAAATAACCGTACTTTTGGGAGTATCTTTATTAAAAATACATATTTTTACTATATTACTCATTAATACTCCCCCTTATCTATATATAATCCTTGGACTAATTTCTAATTTAGTTATATTTCCTGTCCATGTTATAGTGTTTTCTCCTACATCTAAAGTAGGAAAATTTCCTATCATATCTATACTTTTGCTGTTATTATCTTTATCTAGGCATAAAAAAAGTTTGCTATCTAGCAAAACTCTATCTTCTACATTATTTACTTGTATAGCAGTATTATTAATTGTTACTTTTATATCCCCTGTACCATATATAACTATTTTAGGACTACTTTTAAAGTCTCCTTTATTGTAAACTTTCGTCTCTTTTTCTGTTATTGTTATATCCTTCTCTAGTAAGTTATAATAAAATGGTTCACATAAAAATTTAATTTTAAAGTCTCCATATTCTTCGAATGTCGTTTTTATATCTTCTTCTATAATAACTTTTTTTACAATGTTATATTTATTTTCAATTGAATATAATAATTTATTATCTTTTATATCAAATAACCATTTTTTAACCTTCTCTATCATTAGATTTATGTCTTGATCTATATCTATAGTTGTTAAAATAAAACTTTTTTCTATATTAGGGAAAGTTCCTTTATTTTCTATTAATGTACCGTTTCTGCCTTCTATGCTTATTTCTTCATATTCTTCTTGTGCTAATACTTCTGGAGGGCCTTCTACTACTATTATTCCTAATTCTTCTGAGCAAATATTATTAAATATTAATTTCTTTTCCATTTTCCCCTCCTTTTACTTAGTATTTTAATTTCATATTTCTAGTTGTATTGTAATCATCTAGTTCATCTTGATTTGGCGCTATTGCGGTTCTCGTAAATTCTCTTCCATCTATGTCTAGTCTTAGTTCTAATTTTGATACCATATTTGATAATCTTCTTACTTCATTTGCTGTGTTATCTTCTTGCATATATTTATCTAACTTAGAATCTAAATAATTATAAAAATTATCTAGCGGAAGTATTGCTTCATGCCCTGCTTCCCCTCCAATTAGTCCAGTATTCCCACTCATTCCAAATAATGTCGGATTTGTTAATATACCACCTTTAGCTAAATATCTCCAGTTAACACTTATATGAGGTACACTTGGAGGATTAAGTGATAGTTTACCGCTTATGCTAAAAGATGGGACTTTAACTCTTGGTAAACTTAAATGACAACCAGAAAAGAATCCTTTAATTTTATTTAATGCATTTGAAACTATATTTTTTGCACTATTCATTACATTAGATATAGTATTTTTTACACTATTGAATTTATTTGAAACTACACTACCTATACTTCCAAGAACATTAGAGAATACACCTTTTATTGCATTCCATACACTAGTAACAACGGATTTTATTCCGTTTAAAATAGAGTTTATAGTTGACTTATATGCATTAAACTGTGCTGTAACAACAGTTTTTATGCCATTTAAAACAGTACTGAATACTGATTTTATTCCATTCCAGATAGTGCTGATAACAGTTTTTATTACATTTAAGACTGTATTAATTATTGTTTTATACATATTGAAATATGCTGTTACTAAACCTTTAATTACATTTAAAACAGTACTAAATACTGTTTTGATTGCATTCCAGATAGTACTGATAACAGTTTTTATTACATTTAAGACTGTAATAATTACTGTTTTATACATATTGAAATATGCTGTTACTAAACCTTTAATTACATTTAGTACTGTATTAAATACTGATTTTATGCCTTCCCATACATTGGAAATAACACCTTTTATACTATTGAAAACATTACTGGCTGTAGTTTTTATATTATTCCACACATTAGAGACTGTACTTGTTATACTATTCCATATCTCTGTGGTCTTTGATTTAATACCTTCCCACACGTTAGAGATAGTATCTTTCACAGCATTCCAGATTTCAGTAGCCTTAGCCTTAACTGTGTCCCAGTTCTTATATAATAGAATACCTATAGCTATTAATGCACCTATAACTGCAATTACAATTAATACTGGAGCACTTATTGCACCGATAGCTCCTGCTACAATCCCAGCACCAGCTGTTATCATGCCCCAAACACCGCTTAGCGCACTAACAACAGCAAGAACCGTTCCAATAATTGTAACTATTCCTAATATTGTTCCTGCTACAATTCCTATAATCTTTATAATATTTTGAGCTTCTGGGCTTAAATTTTTAAACCAATCAACTAAATCTCCTACCCATCCGCACACGGTTTCTATTGCTGGAGCTAATGCTTCTAATAGAGCTGTTTTAAGTTCTGTAACCGCCGTTTGAACTGGTAATATTGATTCTGCTAATTCAGCTTGTGCATCAACTAACTTTTGCTGGGCTTCTGCATTTTCTCTTTGGCTTTCAGTTGCTTCATCATATACTTTTTTACCTTCACCATATGCCCCATTAAGGGTATCAGTAATTAATTTTGCTCTTTCTTTTTCATTACTACAAGCCTCTAGTTTTTTATTGAACTCATCCTCTGATATACCTGCCCAGTTTAATGCATCAGCTAAGTTACCAGTTACTTGTCCTACTTGAACTGTTTCAGTAATAGATTCTGTCAATCCTTCAATTGGTATACTATCACCATAAGCTGTCCATACAGCCATTGCACTATCAAGGACTTCATTTGTTTGCTCTTGGCTTAACTGCATCTTTTGTGTATTGGTTATACAGTTTGTAACTGCCATATCGTCTTTAAGATACCCATAATATTCAGTATACTTTTGTTTTGTTTCGTCTATAGAATATCCATTTTGTTGTGTTGAGGCTTCTAGTTTTGCCATCATGTTCCTGTACTCTTCGGTAGCTTCTGGAAGTTCCCATAATGCCGATACAAACTCCCCTACTTTTTCAACGGCCTGAGTAATTACATTCCCGGCAAATTCAGCTATAGCACCTTTTGCAGTAGTAAATCCATCACCTGCTTCTTCTGCTGCATCGCCTGCATCATTTAATGAAGTATCTAGATCATCAGCTGCGTTCTCAACATTTTCTAAAGCATCTCTATTTTCTCTTAATTCGCCAGATAGTCTTTGTATTTCTTGCGCTAAATCTCGTGCTTCTTGTGATGATTCACCTTGCTCAAGACATACGTTTTGGTATTCACGTTTCAATTGATTTAGCTCTTGCTCTTGTTCACTAATAGTTGATTCAAGTTGTCCTAAAGCGCTTTCAGATTGTCTAGTAGCATTTTCTAACTCTTGTAATCTACTACTTGTTTGAGATAAACTATTTTGGATACTTGCATTTTGAGTTTCAGCTGAAATTAATTTATCTGTCCATTTTCTAACTTCTTCGCTATTTTCACCATAGATTTGTTTAGCTTTTTCTAAGCACTCCCTAGTATATTCTACTTTTTGAGCACTTGCTTCTAATTTTTGTTCTAATAATTCTTGCTGTTTTTGCAGTCCTTCAACACTATCACCATTAGCTCTCATTTGAGTAGCGTTAAGAGACAGTTGTTTATTTAGTGTACTTATATCACTGTTCATGTTTTTAATACCACTAGTAAATTCAGCTGTCTCAGCTTTGAAGGTAATCTTGGCTTCTCTGCTATTATTAGCCATCCTTTCACCTCCTATCTTCTTCTATTTATTCGTTCTATTTCTTTTTGTTTTACATAATTCATGTAATTGTCATAAGCTAATTTATTATCCAAAATGGAAATGAGTGAAGAATAATCTATATTCCAAAATATATCCTCACTCATTCCTAAAATTAAAACAAAATAAGTGTAATAATCCTCAATGTCTTCAAGTTTAAATTTGGGGATTTTTACACTTGACTTTTCTTTGCTTTTTCTAGTTGCTTTTATAAACGGTTCTCTAAAGCCTACTTTTTTTTAGGCTGAATTAAATCTGCTACCAAATTATTTATAGTTGCTATATCCATTGGCGCTACTTCCATTAACTCTTCCTCACTCATTAACTCTTCGCTGCCTAATTTATCACTATTAGCGCAAAGGTAAGCAACATATATTACTTTTAAACTGTCAAATATAACATCGAAGTCTTGATTTTTTAGTGCATGCATATATTCTTCGTATAGCTTTTTATTATAGTTTTTCACTTTTAATAATCTAGCAAAATTAAGAGTTAATTTAATTTTAGAACCATCCATTAATTCTAATTCTAACATTGTACATTTCATTGTTTGTCCCTACCTTTGTATCAAATTATGCTTGAGTTTTCTTAGCTAAATCTGGTGTGAATGCTGTCATCCATTGCCCTTTAATAGTTGTATCTAATAAAGTATCGAGTGCTTCATATTTAGCAAATCCATTTTCATCTGGTTGAACAGTAGCAGTTATTTCTATTTCAGCTACATCTTCTGCCCCGTTTTCTATTTTATTTGTTGGTCCTGATTGTATTATTAATTTAGGATAAGCTATATATTTAACATTTGCATCTTCATCTTTTACTTTAGCTACAAATGCAAAGTTTTTATGTCTTGAATTTTGTCCATATCCTAATACCCCATCTGCTAGTGTTTCATCTTCCATCCCAAACATTTTTGTATATAGGTCATATCTCATATGTAAAGATAATTTAACTTCTCCATTACCAGAACCTCTAGTAACTGATTTGACAACTAAGCCTTCACATTTTTTAGTCACAGTTATAGTTTCTAGTGTTTCTTCTATTGAACCAACACAACCTATTTTTTCAAATGTTTCTTCGCCTTCAATTTTTATTGAAGATTCTTTTATCTCATATTCAGAAAAAACATCTTTATATGTTATTGCCATTTGTTACATCTCCTATCCGTTAAGTTTATTTTGTAGTTTTTCTAACATCTGATTTACTACTGTATCATATTTAGCATCTATCCCATGTTGCATAAAATCATTTGGAGTTTTTCCACTGCTTGTACCTTCTGCTTCTTGTGGAAAATATAAGTAGTTATATTGACTCTTTGTGTGTATATACAAAGATAAGTTTTCTTTTTGTTCAGCTTTTAAAGGATTACTATTTTTAGCATGTCTCTTATTTCTATTTGATACAGGAATCAAATGAACTATGGATTCAGTAAAAATTTGGCTAGCCTCAGTTTTTAAATAATTATTAATTACTTGCTCAGCCCCTTCACCAAAGTTCATTATTTCCTGTTGTAATTTTTCGACATCCTCAGCTGACATTCCAAAGTTTGCTCTAGCCATTTAAATTACACCCTCTAACTGGTTTAGTAAATTCAATAGTTAGCATTTCTACTACCATATCAGTTCCGCTTTTTGTTGCGTAATTAAAATTCATTGAGCTATCAACCAGCTTCAAATTTGTGTTTTCTTGTATCGTCTTTATTACTTCCTGCTCAAAACCTTCTGGGATATAATCTTCCATAATGATGTGAATTTGATAGTGGTAATTAAAGTCGCAGTTGCTTTTACCACTTTTTTCAATATAGTATCTATTAAACACAAAGTAGTTCCAATCATCATCTTTTTTAGCAAATGAGCGCCCATAATAAACTGGATAACTAAATGATTCAAGTGTTTTTTGTATCTTTCCTAAAATACCTATTGTTTTATTCAATTTCTATCTTCCCTCCAACTCTCTCACTTGCTCTAGATATAAATACATCTCTCTATTCGCTCTGTCATAATCAATGTAAATTATATCGTATAGTGTATTATTAATTACTACTTTGTGATTGTTTTTAGCTTTGTCGTAGAGTCTAGTTTTAACTTTTAAAGTTAATGTTCTGCTGTTTGCTTCAGCAAATTCTAAATCTTGTTGTCTTTTGCTGCATTCTTTATAAGCTAATTTAACTATAAATTCTAAATCATTAAGTGTTTTTATATTTTTTCTAGCTCCAAAATCACTCTCTTTATTTTTTTCTTTATATACTCGTATGTATCCATCGTTATAATTGGTTATCTTCATTTTGTACCTCATATTTCTGTCTTAACTGCATAATGTTGTTAAAGTAATTATCGTCAAATTCATTTTCACAGTTATTCCATGCATACATACAGTAATTAAGTAGTAGACTTCTTTCCATTCCGCTAGAATAATCTATCTCTGCGCCTAATTTATAATTTAAAGTTAATTTAGCATCTTCTAAAATTATTTGTAGGCGGTTTTCTGTTTCTTCTTCCGCCCACGTAATATTCAGTTTTTCTTTTAGTCTTTGAAGAAGGTTATCCATATAAGATCAACCTCCTATCAATTAAGCTTGTTCCTTAGTAGATACAGTACCTTTTACTTTTGTGTATATTACTGCTTCTTCTAATCCAGATATATCAAGTAATAAAGAACAAGTGTTATCTGTACATTTACCATTACCGTAAGTTTTTATTTTGTAAGTAGTTGCATCATCTAAGAATTGGAAATCTTTAGAGTATTCTATAACTCCTTCTTTTGCTCCACCCATAGCCATAAAATACTCATTAGGTAGGCATAATATAGCTTTACCTGTTTCTACTTCATTTGATATTACTACTTCTGTAGGGAATGGAAATACATCTTTTACATATGCTCCATTTGTATTTAATAAAGTTGTAGCAGGCATTACTTTAGTTAGATAATCAACTTGATTTACTATCATTAAAACTGAACCAAATTTTCTAGTTCTTCCACCATGTTTTTTACTATTACTATCTGTGTATTCTTCTGTTTTAGCCATTTTAGAAATTAAATCTCCATAAGTTTTAGGTGAAAAATCTGTTACTTTTATTGCTGTTTTTTGTGGGTAACCAGTAGAAGTAGAGAATGATACTCCATTATGTATATCTCTATCTAAACCTACAGGACAGTCTAACCCATTTCCTGAAACAATAGCCTTTTCAAGTCCACATGCTATAGCATCTTTCATTATAGTTCTAACATATGCATCTATAAATGTAGGTCCTAAATCTAACATATCATTAGGTACAGATGCAAATGCTGATAATTTATTTTGAGTTATATCTACTTCCTTAAATGCAGAAGTTAATTCTTTAGTTATTGCAGTATTTAATTTTCCCCATACAGCTGTGTCTATAGTGTGGTCATTTAATATCCATTTTGTCATATATTTAGCATTTACAAAGTTTATTTTAGTTAATAATGGATGTTCTTCTAATAAATCTTTATACACATCTGTTATAACAGTTTCTGGCATAATACCTTCTGGTGAGCCTATAAAATCTGCAAATGATTGTTCTGGTCTTGAACTTCTAGATGCTTCTATAAAACCTTTATACCATTTTTCTTCAGCTACAGTAAGTTGTCTATATCCTCTGTCTTTTAATATGGATTTATCTTGAGTTTGTTGATATTCTAAAGCATCTTCTTTTATTTTTTGCATTTTAGCTTCTAAAGCATCATTTAATATTGTTATTGCTTCATCTTTATTTTCTGCTTCCATAAATTTTGTTAATTCTTCTTTAAATCTCATATCTTTATTTAATATCGCCATTATTATCGGCCTCCTTTTTTTCAAATTTTTGTTTTAATACATAAAAATAAGAACATTTAGTATGTTCTTCAAGTTTTTCATCTTTATTGTTATCATTATCTATATTGTCATTATCATCACTGTCTTCATCTTTTTCATCGTCAGTTTCACATTTTTTCTTTTTATCATCATCATTGCATTTTTGGAACGATGTTATAATTTCCATTAATGATTTTTTAACCGACTGACTAACTTTTTCTGCTTCTTTTTCATTTACAATAGCTGTTGAAAATCCCATTTCTAATGCTTCTTGTGGTGTTATCCAAGTCTCATCATCAAGCATCTGTTTTAACTCTTCTTCTGTTATATTTACTTCTTGCATATAAGCA